GAAATGTGGGCGAAGAATAATCCAGGGGTAAAAGAAAAGGCAGCAGAAAGAGGAACGGCCATACATTATGGAATGGAACAATATCTCAAAGGAAATAAGAATCCCGTAATACAGGAAGAATATAAAGATTACTGGGCAGGTATGCCAAAGATACTGGATCAGTTCAGTCAAGTTGTATGGGCAGAATCTCCCGTGTTGGAAAAGTATAAGTTTACATTGGGGTCTGATGACGTAGCTCGTGTCTGGGGATATGACGATGAAGGTAGGGCATGGGCTGGTGCTCCCGACATAATAGGTATCGCTAATAATAAAATCACACTGGCAGATTTAAAAACAAGTGTCAGACCTTATAGTCGCTACTGGCCAAAGAGTCAGCAAAAAGGTTCACAACTATGGAAAGAATTAATAGGTGGACATATGAAATTCAAAAAATGTTGTAAACAATTAGCTGCTTACGATATAGGTATAGAACAGACTTTAGGCTTAAAAGTAGAACAGGCTGCTATCTTGGTTTCAACACCAAAAAGAACACAAATCTTTAAAATATCACGAAGATTATTAGATTCTTTCAGAAAAGATTGGTATAAAATTGTAGAAGAATATTATGCTCAAATCGAGAACTGTAATGTTTATGATGCGGATGCAATTTAACAACTTAATTAACTGGATTAAAACGATACTATCTGAAGCTAAAGTAAAATCTAGACTGGATAATATAGAAAAAAAATATAAAATTAAATTTGATAAAGATTTCAAACAGAGAGAGCATAAAAAAACAGGAATAAAAGCTAAAAAACTAGTCAGAGAGATGAGTCTCAATGCTAAATGGTTAAAGAATCTTCGTAATTAATTCTTAATATTTTGCAAGAAATATTACATTGTCTTATTGAATAGGAAGAGATAAGATTATAAATACTACCGATATGAGCTAAATGGAGTATAAAAAGATAAGGACTATAAAAGCCAACGATGATATGATTCAAGGAAAAAAATATGGCATAGCTATTGAATCCTTTTATGCTAAGCCTGACTTCCAAATTCAACTTATCTTAAAAAAATTCAATGACTAAACCAAAGAAAAAACCTCTAAAACCAGGGGAATTTAACCTCTCTTATATACCTTTTGATTGGCCGTTAACACCTCTTGGTAATAATAAAGACCCTTACATAAGAGGATGGCAAAACAACCCCCTTAGTAAAGACGAGATAGAACTAGAAATAACAGAAGGTGATTGTAAGGCTATCGGTTTAATTGGCGGTCCTGTATATAATCATCCCTATGGATTGGTATGGGTAGATATAGATGGTGAATCAGTATATAAAACTATACAGGATATCTGCGAAATGCCTCTTGACAAAGCATTACCAGATACATTGACCATTTGTAGTGGAAAAAAAGGGAGAGAAAGAAAACTTTATAAACTAAAAAGGGATAAACATAAACACTTCATACGTAATAAATACACTTGGCACTCTAACGTTCCGAAAGAAAAGCTAGAAATACTATGGAGTAAACATCAAGGGGTATTGATGGGTTTGCACCCAGAAACAGAAGGTTACTACACAGCTGATAACCAAGGTTTTGAATATGTGGATAAACTACCGGAATTACCTGAATGGTTACTAAATTCTATTATTAACAAGAATATTAAGCAAGGAAAACCCGCTTATGTAACTAGCCGCATTGTAGGTCCTAATTTTGCAGTTAACGCTAAAATAGGATTAGAGCGGGATATGAAATTAGCCACAGAAGCTATGTGGGCTTTGCCTCCAGAAGCTGCTGATGATTATGATATCTGGATAACGATTGGACAATCCCTACATTCCTTAGACAATTCTCTACTGGAAGAATGGGATAAATGGTCGAAACAATCTGATAAATACCTTAAAGGAGAATGTCAAAAAAGATGGCTGGGATTTGATAAAGGTGGAGCTAGAACATTAGGTTCTCTCTTACACATAGCAAAAGAGCATGGCTGGAAACCATCTCAGGATTGGCGACAAGAAGAAATAACAGAAGAAGAGTTAGATAGACAAACAAACGAATTGAAATCTTCATACGAAACACCTATGCCTACACATAATAAGAAAAAATTAATATCTAAACCACCTTTAACAATGGCACAAGCACCTCTATCCCCTAGAGGGAGAGATCAACGGCCTAAAAATCCCTCTTCAGATATAATTTCTCAAATCCTTTTACAGACTTATAAAGGAAATCTTAAATATAGTCAGAATCAAGACTGTTTCTTCATATATCAATATAAAAATAAAGGTCTATGGTCAGGTGTTTCTGATACAGAGATGAAAGGAGAAATTAAACACAGGCTGGATTTAGTTAAAGAACACTTATTACCAAGTGGTTACAGCATGAATCTGGTTAATGATATTGTCGAACAATTAAGAATATCGGTAATATTTGATGAATGGTACGAAGGTAAGGACCATCTCCTGTTTACCAATGGGATTCTTAATGTACATACTAAAGAATTACTACCCTTTAATAGGGATATGTATCTTACTCAGCAGTTACCGTATAATTATTCTCCAGATTCTAGATGTGAACTAATTATTAATTGGCTTAAAAGAACTCAGGATGGGAACTGGGATAGAGTTCAAGTTCTTCGTGCATGGTTAAGAGCTGTACTCTTAAGCCACTCGGATATACAAAAATTTGTTGAAATAGTAGGGCCAGGTAAATCAGGTAAATCTACTTATGCAAACTTAGCACATGCTTTAGTTGGAGATGATAATGCTATGATCTCCTCCTTAGAGCATTTAGAAAAGAATAGATTTGAAACTGCAAACCTATACAAGAAGAAACTACTATTGTTCAATGATGTAGAAAGATATGGTGGTTCAGTCTCTGTACTTAAAGCTATTACTGGAAGAGATTTAATACGTAATGAAAGAAAATTTCAATCTGGTTCTCAAAAACCTTTTAAATTTAATGGGTTGGTAATGATAACAGCCAATGAACCAATACAGACCACTGATCCCACCTCTGGTCTTGCAAGAAGAAGATTGACTATTCCTTTTGATAAACCATTTCTTGGTAAAGCAGCAGAGCAAAGAACATTAATAGATATGGATGACAAAGGAAGACCTTTTGGGGATTTCGCTCGACTCTTGCCTGGTTTGGTTAATTGGTTATTAGAAATGACTGCAGATGAGATGCGAGAGTATCTTATGGAGACAACTCAAAAAGTTAATTTCTTTGCTAAGCATCATAGAGAACAAATACTCAAATCCAATCAAATCATGGACTGGATGGAACATTGCTTAATATTTGAAGAGAACGCATCTGCTCCAATAGGACTGGCAAAAGCAGCTCCAGCTGGATCTTCTAATGTCTACATGGGTTCTGAAAAATGGTTATATGCAAGTTATTGTGAATTTTCTAGGGCTTCAAACAGTAATATCTTAGGTAGAAGTAGATTTGAAACGTTATTGATAGATGTATGCGTCCATCAATTAGGACTAAAAGTTTATAAGATGAAAGATCGAAGGGGAGTCCGAGTAGTAAACATAGCCTGTCGTATGTCCGACCAAAGATTTATGCAGTATCCCTCAATCATTGAAGTAGGACTTAATAAAGAGTCGTGGGTAGAGCAATATGGAAGTATATTGAATACATAAAGACAGCCATCCTGATGCAACCTGGAAAACACCTGCTACTAGACCTCTATGGATGTGAGGCAGATTTATTAAATGACTATGGACATTTAAAATATATATTTGAAGATGCTTTATGTATATGTAATATAACTGTATTAAATATCATAGGTAATAAATTTGAACCTCAGGGAGTTACTTTATTAGCTCTGTTGGCAGAATCGCATGCTTCAATACATACTTGGCCAGAACATAATTATTGTGCGATAGATTTTTATACATGTGGAGACTTCTGTAGACCACAGGGGATTGCCGATCATTTGTTTACAGTATTAGGAGCTAAATCTCGTTTGGAAAGAACCTTGGATCGTACTCCAAAATTGTGTATATTTAAGGAAGAATACACCTCTTAAATGATTAAAAAACCTAAACTTTTATGGATCGGAGATATAGTAGCTAAAACAGGATTTGCAAGAGTAACAGAAAACGTATTACCATTCCTTAAAGATGATTTTGATATAACAGTATTAGGAAACAATTGGTGGGGAGATCCCTCTCCACTACAGGAAACTTATACAATGTATCCCTCCTCTAATCGTTTCCAAACCGCACCTTTCGGAGAAGATCGTATTAGAGAAATAGTAGCTAAGATTGAACCCGATATTATATTCACTATTAATGATATGTGGATCGTAAATGCTCAATATAAACAAATACAAGATTTTCATAAAGATAAACGATTTAAATTTGTAGGTTATGTACCTATGGATTCTTATAATTGGGTAGGTTGTTTAGCAGATACAGCTAATGATTGGGATGGAATAATATCTTATACGGAATTTGGAGCTAGAGAATTTATAAAAGCTGGTATAGATAAACCTATAGCCGTAATCCCTCATGGGGTAACCGAAGGTCAGTTCTATCCTATGGACAAGAAAGAAGCTAGAAAAAAATTAAAGCTAGATGAAGATTTATTTATAGTATTTAACGGTAATAGAAATCAATTTAGAAAAAGATTAGATATAACTTGTGATGCTTTTGCTCAATTTGCAGTAGGTAAACCAGAAACTAGGCTGTATCTACACATGGGATTAAAAGACCAAGGTTGGGATATCATGCCCTTATTTAGTCGGGAAATGCGTAAGCAAGGATTAGATCCTAATGGGAGAATAATAATGACCACAAATACTCAGGATCCTCCTAATGTGGAGGTCGACATGCTTAACACTATATATAATGTATGTGATGTTGGTGTGAATACATGTAAAGGAGAAGGTTGGGGATTAGTTAATTTTGAACATGCAGCCTGTAAAGTTGCCCAAGTAGTTCCTAATCACACTTCTTGTAAGGAGATATTTGAAGGTTATGGACAACTTATAAATTGTAATCATGTTGATGTCGACACCACTTTTGCTCGGGAAATGCCTTGCCCAGATGCTAATCACCTTGCAAGCATCCTTAACGAACTGTATGAAGATAGAAAAAAACTCGAAGCAACAGCAGAACTCTGTTACATAAGAGCTACGGATCCTCAATTTCACTGGAAAAACATAGCTTCACAATTTGGTGGGGTCTTTCAAGATGCTCTGAATGGTGTAGATCATTCTGTTGTAGAAAACAAAGAAAAAATAAAACCTGGTAAAAGCAAAAGAAAAGCAAGACAAGTTGGTGCAGTTAGATGATATTAGATATGAGAGAATTACAAATGCTAAAACATCAATTACAGCTAATCAGAGCTTATAGAGGACCTCTTAATGGAACTTTAGGTAGCAAAGTTCATGAACCATGGCATGATGTGCTTTATTCTAAAGTTTTAGAGGAAATTAAAATGCTTGAAAAACGTGAATGTACAGAATATTGTGATTGTCCTAAATGTAAAAACGAACAATCATTAAAACAATCTAAAGATACAGAATACGAGAAAGTACAAAAACCTTGGGGATGGTATCAAAATTTCTATATAGGTGATAATTTCAAGACAAAAATGTTATGTATTCATGAAGGAAAACGCATAAGTTTACAAAGACATCATTGGAGATCTGAAGTATGGACTATTGCAGCTGGATCTGGATCAGTATTTTGTAATGATGCATGGCATTTAGCACATCCAAAACAGACATTTACTATCCCTGAATGTACATTACATCGTGCAAAAGCACTCAAGGGAGATTTATATATCATGGAATTACAACATGGTAAAGAATTGTATGAAGAAGATATCGAAAGAGTTGAAGATGACTATGGAAGAGAGGTATCATGAGTAGGAGGGATTTGGGTTTCCCTCGGTCATAGGTTCATTTAAAGGAAGTACCACTCCCCTTGCTATCACTAGTTAGGGGAGATTTTTTTTGTGATACTTTTTTTACTAAAACATAGAATGAATTCTTTTTACTTTCGTCGTGAACTAAATTACATATTAGAACAAAATGTACGTTCTATTAATAGACTCATAAGACAGCTAAAAACAGAGAATAAACATTACACTATTGACAAAATGTTATTTACGTTAAAATCAAAAAGAAATTTATTTCATTCTTAGTTTTATGTCACGTAATTATAAACCAATGCCTCCAATTTGGCGTCTTAATGAACTATTTGAACTATCAGATTCATGTCCTAATGGTTTAATTTGGAAGGTAAATAAGGCAAAGAATAAACCAGGTGATCCGGTAGGTAAATTAAATACAACTACTGGTTATTATATGGTCTCCGTTGATAACGAAGTGTACATGGTTCATCGTATTGTTTATTATTTAAGAACGTATAAATGCCCTGATGAGCACAGCGTTCAACATTTAGGAAAAGCCAAAGACAACAGAACACCTTTGATAGAAACTTACAGAATACCTCCCACTAAAAAACTATTGGCTTCAGGGTTTAAAATCTAATGGCAAATATTATAAGTAATCTAGAAAGTATTAATTTCAAATATATAAGAAACGTAGACCAAGTTTCTGATGAGGAATTAAATCGACAGGGATATTATCGTGGATATCCCTGCCCCCATGGACATGAAATTAGGGAAAAAAATAATCATTGGTGCTATCACTGTGCAATAAAGATTAAAAGTAATATATGTGGCTTTGATTTAAACTATCTACATAACGACTATAAGAATAAATATTATAAATTATGGAAAAAAATAGATATAAAAGAAATAAATGAATGTTGGGATATAAATTTAAAAGGCTCTAAGAACCCAAAGAGAGTATGTTTTCCCTCATACAGAACTTTCTATAGTAAACAAAAATCTGAAAACGTTAATGCTCATAAGGCCATCTATCAATGTGCCTGGGGAGATGTAGGTTCGCTCAGTGTAACTCGTGTTTGTGGGAATTCTTTCTGTGGTAATCCTTTACACATGGTTTCTAACTGGAATAAAGGACATCTACCAACTCAAGTACAACCTTTTCATATTGATTTTGATGCAGAAAAATTAATGAGAATGGCTAAAGCTATCTCTTTAAATCGTGAACAAGAGATCATAACTGAAAAATATAAGGCAACCATTACACATCCAGAATTAGTTGGGGTTGCCCCAGATTATGATGAAGGGTAGGTACATAGAAGTAGAGTGGCTCGTAATCAATTAACACAAAGACAAAGAACAGCAAATGATCCCTTACAAATAGGTTCATTTAATCAAACTTCTATCCGTTTGTTGAACGGTAGTTTAAATAAAACAAGAAGGCTTAATAGTGGAGGTTATGGTAGTGATACTTTTAATCATTGGTTTAAAATAAAACTCGAAACTCAAGGTTGGATAATTATCGCAAATGGTTCTGTGAAACCTAAATTCATTAATATTTCAGCATACGATTTAAATAAAAACCCAATACAAGGCAGAGCTATATTCCAAAGAGATAGTATTGATCAAATAAGCACTACAGATGGTTCTAGACAATATCCTTACCGAGGACATGTAAATGCAGCTCAATCAGATTTTTATAATACCTTTGATCCAAGAAGACTAGATAGAGGAGATGATAGATTTTTTGCTTTACCAATAGGCGAATATTTAATCTGTATATCTAGTGTCAGAAATGAACCTGTGGACTATTCTGTAGGTATAGTAATAGAAATTTCAGATCCATTCCCAGTATTACTCACGGAGGATTTCTCTCGAATTATCTATGAAGATACAACCGATCAAGATAGTATTATCTGCGACACAACAGCTAATTTCACCGGAGATGATACACATGATCACTCCTTAACAGAGTGGACAACAGCATGGCGTAGAGAAAGACAACCAGAAGAGCCATTCCCTGCCTTCCTAGCAGAATATACAACTACACAGTAAAATGAATCCAAAAAAGCTCTATAATTTGTTCATACAGGAACAAAAAACTAATTGTAAACAAAAAAGTAATTTAACAACAAAGTTTAAAGAAGAATGTGAAAAGTTCCCTTATCTAACACAATGTAAATTTTATGACATTTAAAGTAAAAAGGAAGTCAAAAATTCTAACAACTAAGTTACAAACAGGCGAGGTTTTTAAATTAGTAGGTATTCCTCATAAATTTGAATTCGGATACATATGGATAACAGGTATGGCTGTTTCTAAGAGCACTAGGGCTTTAAATGATTGGATGAAGCGTAAGCATAGAAGAAAAAATGTCATGAAATTAAATACGATACCACCAAAGAAAAGAAACTATAAAACATTCTGGATAGCAGTAAACGTAATTAAACAATGGATGAAAGAGATACCTGAAGGAGATGCTTTGACACTTAGATGTGAAGGGGTAAATGCGGATCAACTATTTCGGATATATACAAAATGGTTTGAGAAACATGAAAATATACCTTGGGTAATATCCGAAGAGCATAAATCATTTTTCTTTTATAAGAAAAGGACTTAGAATACTGATAACAATCATATACAAAATGATCACTTTAATACGTCCTATACTAATCAGATTCGCTACTTCAGAATCAGTGAAGAAATTAGTTATAGAAATACTAGAAAAACTAGTGGAGTCTACAGAAACAAATCTTGATAATGTGGCTCTTAATGTTGTTAAAAAAGGACTAGGTTACCCAATTACAAAAAAATAAATGCAAAACGATAAAAAACAAGACGATCTTAAAAAGAAAAATGTCTTTCAAAAGATCAAAGAAAATATAGATGATAAAGAGGAACAATTAGCCTTTATCTCAGTCGTAGTAAGACTTGTGGTAGTAGCTTGGAGTGGATTTATCGTCAGTTTAAACTACATCTCTATTCCTGGTTATGCAAATGAACCCAAGGATATAACGTTCCCGGCTTCGATTCTAACTGGATGTCTTAGTTCTTTCGGCATAGATGCGGCACGTAAACGAGGAGATGGGACCATGAAGGTAGACAAAAACCCACAGCCAACTTTCAATAAAGCTGATTTTGAGAAACTTATTGAAAAAGCAGCTCAAACGGTTCCAACCCAGACATTGCGTATTGAACAGGCTCCTATTAAAATTGTGACAGAAGCCTCTGATAAAGATAATGTATCGAAGACCTGAATGTAGATGGGGAACCATAATACTGGTTTCCCTCTTAGGTTTGTCCAACGTCGGTTTAATCACAAATGTGCTTACGAGAAATAAGTTTCCCGTAGTAAATTTACCAGTTGGTCCTTATACCTCATATGATGTATTCGCTAATGAAAGTGGATATAGGATTACCTATAGGTCAAATGATCCCAAGGTATTAACTACGCATACTAATAAGGTTACACCTAAAGGGTTGTTTGGTGGTAAAGAAGAAAGAATAAATCTTTACCAAGAAACTACAGCTTTAAATCAAATAGGTTCACAAGATACAGAAAATAAATTAACTGATAAGCTTATTGCTTGTATAAAAACTGAAGGAGCTGGAGAATCTACCGGCAGATTGATAGGTACATCAATCGGTACTAAGGCTGCTCCCACTGTATCTCAGATACCTGTGATAGGTTGGTTAGCAGCTGGATGGATAGCGATGTTTGGCGGTAATAAGGGAGCTGATGTTGGGGGAGAGTTAGCTAAATCCTTTAATGATTGTTAATTATGTTTGTAAAAAGTTTAACGTTAGTGACAGGTGGTTTTGATCCTATTCATAGTGGTCACATAGAATATTTCAAAGAAGCTAGTAAACTATCTCAGTGTCTAGTCATTGGTTTAAATAGTGATGACTGGTTAATAAATAAAAAGAAACAAGCTTTTCAAGATTGGGATGAACGCTGCAATATCATAAAACATTTAAATATGGTATCCATGGTCATAGGCTGGGATGACTCAGATAAAACAGCTTGTGGTGCAATAGAAAAGTGTCTGAAAATCTCAGATCAAGTCATATTTGCCAACGGTGGAGATAGGTTATATGGTAATACTCCTGAGTTAAAAGCTTTTAAGAAAAATAAACGAGTAATTTTTAAGTGGGGAGTAGGAGGGAAATATAAGATCAACAGCAGTTCTTGGCTCCTCAACAATTATTATAAAGATCGAGCGATGATAGACTTAAAATAGTCTCAGTTCGATCATAAAATGTTGAAATACTTATCATTATTAATATTACTTCTTTTCCCTACTTCACTTAGAGCTAATATTTATCATTCAATATCCAGCTCAGTACAGCTAGATGTACATGCGGCTGGGACGAATGCGGATCGTATCGGAAATTCATATAGTATTTCTGGAACAGGAGTTAATACCACAGATGGTACAACAGCTGGCTCGGTGGGGGGACTAGGATCTGCCACTAACGGCATAAATTCTTATACAGCGATTACAGCAAGTCAGCTAACTGCAGGTGACGCATTCAGTTTTAGTGCTAGTTATACAGCTGGCGATACTGTAGCTACAAGTCTAACGGTTGGCGAGGTCAGCCCATTTGGAGACCTTACAAGTACAACAGCCGGAGTAGCAGGGTCATTGGCAGGCACAATCGATACGAAAAACGATCTAACAATAGTTGCGGGGGGAGCTGGTACTAGCGTAACTGGCCAATTTGTAGTGGGACTTACTCTAGACTAGTGAAACGGCTCTTATTGCTGTTCGTATTAATACCCTTTCCGCTGAAAGCTCAGCCTATTACTGGTGCCTTTTCTACTGGTACCATGAATTCTACGACTACTACAGTTACAAAAATAGTCGAGCAAGTGGTTTCAAAGGATTATAATTCAGGCTATAGTTACAGTATAGCCGGTACGGGAATCGAAATGACCGAGTCCGGAGGTATAGTTCCAAACTCAAAGGAAACTACAGGAACAGCAGATGGGGTTAGTTACAGATGGACGGGGTTAGATTTCTCTACCAAAGCT